CAGGTTCAGGAGGACGTGGCGGATCAGGACCAACAGGTGACACAGACGGATTCGATGCTGGCGTTCCAACTACAGGTTCAGGAGGACGTGGCGGATCAGGACCAACAGGTGACACAGACGGCTTCAACAATGGCGTTCCAACTACAGGTTCAGGAGGACGTAGCAGTGGCAGTGCTGAAACAGGACGTAGAGCGTCTGATAGCAAGCCTAAAGATACAGCTCCGGCAACTTCACCTGCTCAGCCCGAGTATGATGTAGAACGGGTACTACAACGCAGCGGTACAACTACAAATATGAATGTATCAAAGTATAGAAATAAAAGTCCTTATGTTATTTCAAACTTCTCCGGCGGAAGAGGAAAAGTTGGTAAAATTTACGGGAAGCAGCAAAACTTAGCTAAATTTTTTCCTGGTAAAACAATTTACACCGAGGCAGCTACAGTTGACCTTAAAGATCATATAAATAAGTTATAGGAGATTACAAATGTCTAGTACAGATATGGCAAAGCTACTAAGCTTGTTCAAAGACCAAGATGACGCACACCAAGCTTCCGGATGTGATATGTGCGGCGGTGACCACGATCTTGAAGAAGAATGCCAGGTTGAAGAAGATTGGGATAACGGTGCAGATGACACTAGCATAGGCGACATGTCTGATGTTATGCTCAAAGGCAACGACCTACATAAGAGTAAAAAGTCTTACAAAGCTAAAGCAAGTCCCGGTGATCCACCAGTAGCTGACGAAATGACAGAACAAGAGTCAAGAATCAAAGCGGAGCTTACAGCACTATATAAATTATAGTATGTCTACCATAAATGATAGTGCGCTTGTAAAAAAGCCGCACCAAAAACAATCTTACACGCAAGAACAAATAGCTCAGTTAATGAAGTGTATGGACCCTGAAACGGGCTATTTGTACTTTGCTAAACAATTTGCTCACATTCAGCATCCGGTAAAAGGCAAACTATTATTTGATCCTTTTGAGTATCAGCTAAGACTGATGGATAGCTATCACAACTATCGCTTTAATATTAATATGATGCCAAGGCAAACAGGCAAGACCACTTGTGCTGCTATCTATCTTGCGTGGTACGCAATGTTTGTTCCGGATCAAACTATTCTTATTGCTGCGCACAAATACACAGGCGCACAGGAAATCATGCAGCGTATACGCTACGTGTATGAACTATGTCCTAACCATATTAGAGCAGGCGTTACAAGCTATAACAAAGGTTCGATCGAATTTGAAAATGGTAGTAGAATTGTAAGTCAAACAACCACAGGTACTACTGGTCGTGGTATGAGTATTTCATTACTATACTGTGATGAGTTTGCATTCGTACAACCAAACATTGCGGATGAATTCTGGACTTCCATATCACCTACGCTAGCAACTGGCGGTCGTGCTATTATTACATCAACACCTAACTCAGACGAGGATACGTTTGCGCAGATATGGAAGCAAGCAGAACAAAAGTTTGACGAGTACGGCAACGAAAGCGAAGTAGGAACAAACGGCTTTCATAGTTTTATAGCACACTGGAACGAACACCCAGACCGTGACGAGGATTGGAAAGCAGAAGAGATTGGTCGTATTGGCGAGGAACGCTTTCGTCGAGAGTACGGCTGTGAGTTTCTAATCTTTGACGAAACGCTGCTCGACAGTATGTGGTTAGCAAACACATCAACGTCTGAACCTATGATGAACATGGGGCAAGTGCGATGGTTCAAAAAGCTTGATCCAAAAGCAACCTATGCTGTGGCACTTGATCCGAGTATGGGAACAGGAGGCGACTACTCTGCTATCCAAGTGTACGAGTTACCTTCGTACGAGCAAGTAGCAGAATGGCGTCACAATACAACTCCGATACCTCAGCAAATACGAATACTAAAAGATATTTGCAAATATATCTCCGAGGACGTCCCCGGTTCAGCATTGTACTGGAGTGTAGAAAACAACGGCATTGGCGAAGCAGCACTGTTAGTAATACAAGACTACGGCGAAGAAAACATTCCTGGTTACTTTGTAAGTGAACCAATACGTAAAGGTCACGTTAGAAAGTTCCGTAAAGGATTTAACACTACACACGGTTCTAAAATCGGTGCTTGTACACGACTCAAGACGATGCTCGAAAACGGCAAGATGCGAATACACAGTAAAGTGTTGCTCGGTGAACTAAAAGGCTATGTAGCAAGCGGCAATAGCTTTAAAGCAAAGCCGGGTGAAACTGACGATTTAATTAGTAGTGTACTATTGATTATTCGAATGATGACTGTATTGAAAGATTGGGATCCAAGAATCTATAGTACGTTTACTACGGTCGAGGAAGACGACGACTACGAAACGCCCCTCCCTATATTTGTCAGTCGTAGTTATTGATAAATACTACAATACATTGTAGGATATCTAATGTCTAAATATTTTGATAAATTTGAAAAACACATCAACAACGTAACTGCTAAGTTTATTAACGAGCAGACTACTGATATGTATAACGTGCGCACTAATCTAAAATCCTTAACCAAAATCGCTAAAAATAAATCGAAAAAATTTAGCTTTAGTGAATTAAAAAGCATTTGGTTTTCTATTAATACTTTGGGCACCAAGGCTGCCGGGAAGTTAGTGGGTGTAGAAAATTTACCAGTGCTAGCTGATTGGGTTACAGTATCACAAGCTGCACTTATTGACGATTATCGCAGCCCGAGTAAAGCGAACATGAGTAGTGCCGGTGTTGATAATGTAGCTGACTATGTGCAAAAAGTATACGGCGGCGATGGAAACTTTGCTTTTAAAGAAATCAATCGTTACGCAAAAACTATAGTAGATAATATAGGCCAAGGTTTACAAGGAAAACAATTAGGCACAGTTGACACTACAAAAGATGTTGGCATAGGCTTTACTCTGCAACAGCTCGGGGACGCTATTGACATTGCTGACGGTAAAGATATTAGTGTTGTTGATGCGCTTAGCCAAGTAACAGGCAAAGAACTTACTGCCGCAGACGTTGAAACGGCCTTTCAAAAAGTTAGTGAACTAGGTAACCAAATAGATGATGACCTTAAAGCCTTAACAGATGCAGCCGAAAAAACAATAGTAGATCTAAAGAAAGAATATAAAAATGATCCAGCGTATGATAATACGTTTGGTCAACGTGTATTGAACAGTTTATCAATGTCGGATATATTTAGAACAGACACCGGCTCTAGAACTGTTGCGTATGCAGAATTGAAGAAATGGGCAACTACTGGCAACCCTTCCTGGCAACAGCAATTAGTTAGTTTAATTCCTACTATCGATGCTGTTGCTCCTATTATTAATAGCCTCAAAGGTAAGCAAAAAGATTTTGAGTTAACGCAGGAACAAAGAGCATTGATTCAAGCTGCTAAACAAGAAGCAGCTATACGTGATGCTATACGCCAAAAAGCAAAAGATAAAGTAGCTAGAGATGACGCAGCAAGCCAAGAAACAGATATTAGAAACGCTATACGTCAAGCAGCTCAAGAAGCTGCGGACAGAAAAAGAGCAGGCGAAGAAGAAGCAGCTAATAGAAACTTTATACGAGCCGAAGCAAAGCGCATTGCTAAAGAAAAAAACTTAGCTGCTGAACAAGAAAAAGCTATTCGTGATGAAATAAGACAGCGTGCAAAAGACGCCGGTGAAGAAATAGCTAGAACAAGAGCAGCTAGTCAAGAACTATCTATTCGTGATGAAATACGTCAGGCCGCACAAGACGCAGCAGATAGAAAAAGAGCTGGTGAAGAAGAACTAGCTAACAGAAATTTCATACGAGACGAAGCAGCACGTATTGCTAGGGAAAAACAATTAGCTGCTGAACAAGAAAAAGCTGTACGTGATGCAATACGTAACGCAGCAGAAAAAACTGCTACTGATAATAAAGCAGCAGCAGACCAAGAGACGTCTATACGTGATGCAATACGTAACGCAGCAGAAAAAACTGCTACTGATAATAAAGCAGCAGCAGACCAAGAAAAAGCTGTACGTGACGCTATACGTAACGCAGCAGAAAAAACTGCTACTGATAATAAAGCAGCAGCAGACCAAGAGACGGCTATACGTGACGCTATACGAGCTACGGCAGCACGCATAGCTAAAGAAAAAAACTTAGCTGCTGAACAAGAAAAAGCTATTCGTGATGAAATACGTCAAGCTGCTCAAGAAACTGCAGACAGATTTCGTGCTGGCGAAGAAGAAGCAGCTAACAGAAACTTTATACGAGACGAAGCAAAGCGTATAGCTACTGAAAACAGACTAGCTGCTGAACAAGAAAAAGCTGTACGTAACGCAATACGTAACGCAGCTAAAATCGTAGGAGCAAGCGCTATAGCAGATCGACGTTACATTGACAATGTAAGAAGTGATATAGATCAATGGATGGCAACAAACCGAGTACCTAATGACAGCACTGGTGGATTTGTAGGTGCAGCATCTCCCGATGCTGACAATAGTGCTCAAGATCAACTTGACGCAGCAACAGCAGTTCATAAAGAAATCGTTAATATGTTTGATGCTGAACAAGGCGAAGCTCGTGCTAGTTACATTTTGCGTCTAACCAGAGAGATCGACAACACTGAGAGTAAATTGTTAGATCCCGCAAGCAGGGAAAAATATATAAACAATCTTAAACAAACTTATGTTAAGTATAAGGCACAAGAAGATTTCCTTAACAGCCAAAGCGGTAATTCAACTTTATATTATGGATTTAATCCTAGAAATCTAAACTCGATAGCAGTTACCGGCGGCAAACCTGATTTTAATCTTTCTGATAGAATACTTTACTCTCTAAGTCTACTAACACAAGTAGTACCGGATGCTATTCAAAAGCATTCAAAAGAGCAAAGTGTAATTGATGCTAATGAGCCAGTTGATCTTGACGTAGATCAACTAGATCAACAAGCAGCAAACCGCACTGCTAAGTTAGAGCAAGCAGTCCAAGAACTAGATGATCAAGGCGCAGCAAGAGACGCTGCTGGCGAAGAAGAACTAGCTAACCGTGATGAAATAAGAGCCGACGCTCAAGAGACTGCTGAGAGAGAACAAGAACGTCGCAGAATTATCTCCGGCCAGCTGAAAACATTCAAAGAGATCGAAGCCGAAACCACAAGCAACGAGGCAGCGTTTGACGCAGTAATCGAACCACTTAACGTACTAGTAAGCAATATTGAATCAGACGTAGCTGGAATCGAGATTGACGAGTTAGCTAACATGCAAATAATACTTGACGCTGAATTCAGCGAAAAAGCAAAAATTATTAGTAATGCTATTACCGGCAAGGAAGAGTTTGAAGAACTTGACGAGAGACTATACAAGGTTATTATCGAAAGACAAAAGCAGTTTATTGAAAAAATCAATACAACTTTTGATAGACTCACAGCAGAAGCACAGAGCGAAGACGCTGACATTGATTCAGACTACATATTTGGTGTAGATACTACTAGACTAAGAGCAGATGTTGATGCGTTTTCTACAATAGACAATATGCCGAATAATTTTGTTTCCTCAACAACTAATCGTATTAATCAAATTGATGACTTAGTTGAAAAGATGCAGAAACGTTACAAATTCTACAACGATGAATTTATGGTGTTACACAGGGAAGTTAACGAGGTAATATTGTCTAGTTGGGATGATATTACTAAGTTCGATTACGACGATCTTGTTGATCTAAACGAAGACGTAGAAGATCTGTTTGAACTATCACAAACTACTGATCGCTCTGACAGACAACAACAGATTGTTAACAATAAGTACGATGCTGTTGAAACTAATGTTGGTAAATTAATTAGAAGAAAAGCATATAACTTCGCTGAAAGGTTACAAGACGTTCGTGATGAAATTGTTACAAAAACACGAATAGATGCTATTGATATCATTGAAGGCGATTTGGTTCTTACGCCCGAAGCGTTCGACGAACTGTATAATAGAAGAGATGAAGTCGCCGGACTTGTTGAAGAGTTTGAAATACTACAAGAATTGTTAGAAACTGTCGAAGTAGAAGAACCCGGGTACTTTACACAGTTACGAGGGTGGTTTGATACCCTTGTAGGATTCTACCAAAAGATTGAAGAGTACGCAACAGACACCGGTGGCCCTAGCAGACGTAAATCACCAAGCGATGCTTATCGATACTACTCACAGACTTTGAACAAAGTGAAAAACCCAGACAGAGCAGGCAGCGCCGGCAGAGACGCTCCGAGTCCAGAAGCACGTGCCGAGCTTAAAGGCAAAGGCGCAGTCCGTTTCTGGGAGGGAAACAGGGACAATGAGGGACTACCTCTAGTAGATAAAGAAGGTAATCAGCTAGGATCGTTCTCAGATAGAAAAGCACAATTCAGGCGTGATATCGCTACCATGGGCGTTGACGACGATGGCGGAGTAGTTGACAATGGAATTAAAAACGGAATAAGAAAGCTACTAGCATGGCGCCGTGTGTGGCAATTATACACTAATAACTTTGTTGACAATCCTTCCCAAGATAAGTTTCTGAAACACATGTCAGAGCAAATGAAACGTAATAACAAAGGCAACAGTAATTTTTCTAGACAAGAAATACAAGCATTACGCAATAACAAAAGAGCTGTTGAATACTTAGATAAATTAAAGGACCAATACCATGGATAACCTAAACGCAGTAGCAGAACAACTGTTCAACAAACTTAGAGGACAGTTTCCTTCTATTACTATAGGCACCGAAGACGGACAAGTAACTAACGTTCCAGGCGACGCACGCTTTTATGATTTTGAATATTCACGGGGCGGTGAAAGTTTAGGGCAATGTAGCTGTTCGATCGATGATGAAAAAATTACAGTAATGTATAGCGACAATCTAGTAGGCGACAAAGATGATCATGTTAGACAAGACTGGTATAATTTCCTAAAGGATCTACGCCAGTTTGCTAGAACTAGAATGCTCGGCTTTGATGTACGTAATATTAACAAGACCAACAACACACGACGTGACTATAAAACTCTAGCGGCAAACAGACTACCTGAGTCAATTGACTTAGAAAAATATATCGAAAATCTATAATTTTTTTATTGACAGACTAAGTAATATTGTGTAGTATATAAACTGTGCTACACACTAAAGGCACACACAAAACATATTAAAAGGCAATTGAAAGGCACTTATTATGACATCTCTAGCAGAAATCCGTGCGAAGCTCGCACAACAAGACAACAACTCCGGTGGCAGCAGAGGCCCGAGTGGTCCAAACCCAATCTATCCATTCTGGAATATTCAAGAAGGACAAAACGCAACGTTCCGTTTCCTTCCTGACAGTGACCCTAATAACACTTTCTTCTGGAAAGAACGTTTGATGATTAAGCTTCCGTTCGCGGGGATTAAAGGGCAAACTGATAGTAAGCCTTTGATTGTACAAGTACCATGTATGGAAATGTATGGCGAATCTTGTCCAGTTCTGTCAGAGGTACGTGGATGGTTTAAAGACGCAAGCCTCGAAGACATGGGCCGTAAGTACTGGAAAAAGAAGTCTTACATTTTCCAAGGATTTGTAACTGACAACCCACTAACTGACGACGAAGCTCCGGAAAATCCAATCCGTCGATTTATCATCGGCCCGCAGATCTTCCAGATTATTAAGCAGGCTCTTATGGATCCTGATATGGAAGAACTACCGACTGATTACACTCAAGGTATTGACTTCCGTCTTAATAAGACTAAGAAAGGCGAGTACGCAGACTACTCAACTTCTACCTGGGCACGTCGTGAACGTCCACTAAGTGATGAGGAAATGCAAGCTGTTAACACTCACGGCTTGTTTAATCTTAATGACTTCTTGCCAGCTAAGCCAGACGAAACTGCGGTAAAGGTTCTTACTGAAATGTTTGAAGCTTCTGTAGACGGCGAAGCATATGATGCGGAAGCGTGGGGAGCTTACTTTAAGGCTCCGGGTGTAGCAACTGGTGATCCAGTAAAATCAGCAGCACCTGCTCCGACACCTGCTCCGACACCTGCTCCTGCTCCGGCAGCAGCACCGGTTACTGAAGCAGCAAGTGATGTACCGTTTGATGTAGACCCTGCTCCAGCAGCAGCGCCTGCTCCAGCAGCTGATGCTTCTGCTAACTCAGCAGACATCTTGGCAATGATCCGTCAACGCCAACAAGGCTAACAAACTATAGTAGAGCCGAGGCGTTCGGCTCTACTTTTCATTACATTAGGAATAACTCATGACGACGAAGGCTTTTGATCCCTCAAAATTTAGAAAAAGTTTAACAAAATCTATTTCAGGTATGAGTTCCGGTTTTAACGATCCTAAAGATTGGATCTCTACTGGTAACTATGCCCTTAACTATCTGCTTAGCGGTGACTTTTACAAAGGCATTCCGCTAGGTAAAGTATCAGTATTCGCTGGCGAATCCGGCGCTGGTAAATCTTATATTGTGTCAGGCAACATTGTAAAGTCTGCGCAAGAAAACGGAATCTTTGTAGTACTAATTGACTCTGAGAACGCACTTGACGAGTCTTGGCTACAAGCGCTTGGTGTTGATACAGGCGATGACAAGATTCTAAAACTTAACATGGCAATGATCGACGACGTTGCTAAAACTATTGCCACCTTTATGGCAGACTATAAAGTAATGCCTGAAGAAGATCGACCAAAGGTACTTTTTGTAGTTGACTCGCTTGGTATGCTTATGTCACCGACTGAACTTAATCAGTTCGAAGCTGGTGATATGAAAGGCGATATGGGCCGTAAAGCAAAAGCACTTAAAGCTCTTGTAACAAACTGTGTTAACATGTTTGGCTCGTACAACGTAGGTATGGTAGTAACTAACCACACTTACGCATCGCAAGATATGTTTGATCCAGACGATAAAATCTCCGGTGGTAGCGGATTTGTATATGCGTCCTCGATGGTCGTTGCTATGAAGAAGCTGAAGCTGAAAGAAGACGCCGACGGTAATAAGACATCGCAAGTACACGGTATTCGAGCTGCTTGTAAAGTTATGAAGACACGTTATGCTAAACCATTCGAAGCAGTCCAGGTTAAGATTCCATACGAGTCTGGCATGGACCCGTACAGTGGTTTGTTTGACATGTTCGAAGCAAAAGGTCTTGTTAAGAAGCAAGGCAATCGTTACTTGTACGTAGACCGTGATGGTAATGAAATCTTAGAATATCGTAAGAATTGGACTGGTGAATTTCTTGATCGTGTAATGTCAGAGTTTCTTTTGAACGAACAGGACAGTATAAATACCGTTGAAGATTTACAAGTCGACGAGGCTATCGAAGCCGAAGTTATTGAAACAGAGTAAGGGGAATATCTGTGGACGAGAATCAAGTTACAGATACTTGGGGTATTTTTAAAGAATACCTTGACAAAAAAAGCATAACCGACGTAGCTGAACGCTACGTCGATTTGCTCGTAGACTATGGTGTTTCTGACGAAACGCTTAAAGACTGCTTAGGCCACGACGACCTTCTAGACGGGGCTATTGAATACTACTTAGATGAAGAAGAAAGCGAAAACGAAGTTAACGAGGATTGGGAATAGATGATTTGGGTAATTGTAGAAGTTTTTACAGGACCAGTTGAATAATGGGATGGTATAGTGAGATATCTCGAGACTTAACTAAGATCCCAGATGCAGTAGCATTCTATAACGACGAGTTAGATAAAGCTAGAGCAGAAGTGAAACTCTATGGTAACATAGAAAAAGCTTCTGCTGCTATGCCTGGTATTGTTGAGTATCGTTTTAATCAGTTACAAGAGCTCGAAGCTATTCTTAATTACTTAAATATCGAACTACGTAAATTACGTAGTAAATTTTTTAAGAAGTACTTAGAAAACTACCAACGAGCGTTAAGTAGTCGCGATGTAGAAAAATACGTCGACGGCGAAGCTGATGTAGTCGACTATGAAAAGCTTGTAAATGAATTTGCGCTTATTCGTAATAACTGGTTAGGCATTCTAAAAGGTCTTGATCAAAAGCAATGGCAAATAACTAACATTGTAAAGTTAAGAGTTGCTGG